AAATTCTATATTAGAGGCATTTGTGCAACTCTGTGTATCAGCAGATTCTGCTGTCAATGTCCATCCAGAGGCTGCAACTTGTTGTCTTGCATAGTTTGTAAACGTAGCCTCTGTTATAGAAGGATCGCCAGATTCACCAGTTGAGTCATTAAAGTTAGATACTGCTGTTGCTAATCCGACATATATACTATCTCCAGGTGAACTAAACGATGCCGCATTATTTTTAAAAATAAGACTTAAAAGTCTATTCTCTAAGAAGGTGGTTGCTGCATTTGCTGTTGCCATTTTCTACTCCTATGTCCTTTGTGCCCTTGGTAGTCCTTGCCTATAAGCGTCTTCGTTTTCTCTTGCCTCACCTAAATCTTTAAGTCTTTGCAAATAAAAAACATAATTTTTTTCATATTGTGCAATAACATCTGGTTCACCTTTCATATAATAATAAGCCTCTATAAGCGATCCGTAAAGTAAAGCGAATGGTGCATTTGTACTAAGCCATGTTGTTCCGCCATCTGCTCCAGCAGTAAGACTTGCAGGTCTGTAATAGTAATGCAATTCAAGAGTATAATTAGAATCTGGAGTTGGTGCTACAATAAAATTGTCTGTATCAAATCTTGCATAATATTTTGGTAATCCTGTTGTTGTAGATGCTGGTGTATATTCTCTTAAATAATTGACATCTTTTTGTAGCAAAAAACTTTCTGAACCAGAGGTCGTTATTTGCAAAGAAAATGAAGCAAGATAATCACTTGGCACTGTTAAAAATTGATCTGATGATGTGAACGCACTTGTAACATTTTTTCTAAAAATATCTAAATCAACACCTTTAAATATCTTTTCCTCTGCTGCTTTAATAAAGTTAGGTAGATTTGTTACAAAGCTAGTTTGACTGTTGTCTGCATAATCTTGTATTGCTGTTTTCAATGTTGCAAGTGTGAAGCTCATTAGTTTGTAATTGATGTTGGTCCTGCACTTGCAAGCCCTCCACCACCTTTCTGAGTTATTGTTGCTGTTACTCCTGATGGAAACGAATAATTGTTCGTATCTATATTTGTAATTGTAAATCCAGACGCAGAGTTAATTGTTGTTGCAGCTATACCTCCAACACTTGTTGCATCTCTAAATCTAACTGTATCACTTGTTGATCTGCCATGATTTGGTTCATTAACTGTTACAGTTGCAGAACTAGCCGTTGTTGAAAAAGCGTTTAGCGGCAATAAATTTGGTACTGCTGTTTCTGTCCTATCTGGTCGGGCATCTCTAATAGCTTCTAAATCTGTTCTAATTCTTGGTGGTGTTAATTGTGGGTGTTTTTCTTCATATTCATCATATCCAACAATACTGCCATTCCACTCTTTTTTCATATCTTTAATACGATATCTAAACCCAGATCTATCTGATATTCTATAAGCATATTTACCCTGTGCAAAAGCCATTAGCCCACCTTGTAATATGATAGTTGTGGATTAACTTTAAATGCTGATCTATCTCTATCTTCAGCCATTGCTCTTTCAAACTCTTCCTCATACACAGTTTTTAATAATTGTATTCTATCTGGTGCTTTTTTCATGGCTATGTAATATGCTAAACCTGCGGTAAGACACGGATAGAACCTAAATGGAACTTCCATAGTATTAACTTGTGCATCAGCATCTTGTATTCTAGTTAATGCGTCATAAACTATTACATCTGTACTGTTTTCAGGTGTAGGATATATTTTAAGATTTGGTGTTATTTGCCTATCTAAAAAATATTGAGTGGGTCTACCAGTTGTTGTTTTTACTGGTATGTTTGTGAAAGTATCCCTTGATACTCTACTCATGCTAAAATCTGTGCTACTACGTCTAACAACAGCAGTTAGTATATCAATAACATCAGTTCCTAAACTATAATCAGCATCGTCTGCTGTAAGTGCTTGTGTTCTTTGCTCTATAGTCCATTGATTTAAGCCACGATTTGCCCACTCTGCTAACATGATGTTCATAGAACGTCTAGCTGTTTGCAAATCGTAACCTGTTTTAGCTTCTAAGCCACATCTCTCAAAAGCTTCCTCAATGTACTCAGCGACATCTAATTCAAAGTTTGTGGAACTTGATAGAGCCATTAAGCTTTACCACCCTTATTCATTTTCTTAGCCATGCCGCCACCACGCATCTTTTTAGCCATACCACCACCACGCATTTTCTTTGGTTTCATAGCCATGCCACCGCCTCTCATCTTTTTGGGCTTTGCTTCGCCACCCATCATCATTTTAGCAGCTTTAGCCATGTCTTTTGACATCGCCATCATTTTTCTTGGACTCATTGCCATTTTAGTCTCCTATAGTAGTTTTCACGTTGCTTATAAATGTCTTCAACATCATACTTATTATAATAATTATCATAATATCCTAGCTTCTTCAATTTATTTGCACTTTCTTGAAGTTTACTAAGCCTTTGTATAAATATTAAAGAATATTCCTCACTAACTATTTCGTCAAAAGAACCATCGTCTATTAGTTCATTTACGTCATCGTCAGGGTGGAATCCCATTAACCAAATATCTCTTTGGTCAAACTTTTTTTGATGTATTAATTCATTTAAATTGGTCAGATTATTGTGAAATATTTCATTGTCCTCATAACATAAATCTATAACAATTATTAATTCTTTTGAGTCGTGAAATTTATTAATTAAAGAATAAACTATGTCATAATTGTTCGTGGTTTTTAAGGCAAAACCAACTTTGTTGTTTTTCCAGGCAGCTTTTGCATAAGGGCATGATGGTAAATTATTATAGTTTTCGTTAGGAACTTCTAAGGCATATTTAGACCAAGCCTTTATCTCATCACATATTTTTTGTTCCATGCTCATTTTTTCTTTTTACGCCTTGCTGCTTGCACTCTTCTTGGCTTACCTGCTGGTTGACCTAATCTTTTCTTTTGTGCTATTCGTTTTCTTTTTTCAGACGCTGACATTTCTGATGCAGTCTTTGGAGTTTTACTAGATATTCTTTTAGTTGGTCTGCAATAAGGCGTACCTCTTTTTTCTCCTTTTTGTCTACCACACTTTTTGCCAGTTCTTTGATCTTTCCAATCTTCTTTAAACCAACGCTTAAGTGCTAATCCAGCTTTTGTTTTACGAACAGCCATTACCTAAACTTTGTAACTTTTCTTCTATTACTCATAACAACACCACAGCCTCGTGCAATGTTTGGATTTTTTGATGGTCTTTTTCTAGTTTGTTTTGGCACCTTGCCACCATTAGACATTGTGATAAGACCACCTTCAGCTTTTTTCTTAGCCTTTTTGCCACCTTTGCCATAGTTTGCAGCTCCTACCTTTCGGCATTTTGCAATGGCTCCTGAGGCATAAGCTGAGGGAAAAACTCTGTAACGGGCTTTAACTTTATGATAACAAGCGTCTTTAGGCATAATATCTTCCTTTCAATACTTTCCAACAGGTGCACCAATATTTTCTCTTCATACATTGAGGACAATCTTTTAATGGCTCACCTTTTGCTCTTAGAACTTCTCCTTTTTTTAGCGGCACAATGTGCTTTCTGAGAAAATCCTTTAGGTCTTCTGCAATTGATTTTTCTCTTCCTGGCATCACTCCACTTCCTTTTTTGTGGTGGTTTTGAGACTTGCCTGGACATTTGTGATCTGCCCATAACCATTAAAAAAACTTCTCAAGAACTGCCACTCCTATAATAACTCCATATATACCCCACAAACGAGTATCTAATTTGTTTAATTTATTGTTAATACCATCAAATCTAGCATTACATACAGATTCATGTTTTTCCAACATTTTTAATAATTCTTTACTTGTCATCTAACACTTCCATCTTCTTCTTGCCTGTCTTAAACGGCTATTTGGATTTTTTGCCGCTTTAGGAAATTTTTTCATCTGTCCTGCTGATCTTGCACAAAAAGACTTTCTTCTTTTTGCTGCTTTACTACCAGGCTTTACTTTACCTGTGACAGCAGTCTTTAATTTACTACCAGGGTTGTCTCTTCTATATTTTGCAACACCAGCTTTAGTCATACCCGCCCCAGCTTTTGTGGGGCGGAAATACTTTTTAGTTTTAGGAGGCTGCTTATCCTTCCTCCTAGTCATTACTCAAAGCTCTTTCTGACTTGCATAGTAATTGTATATGTATCTGCTGAAGAATGACCTACAGTGGTAAATAAAATATCACCAGTAACTCCTGATCCTGCATTATTAGTTAAGCCACCAAAACTTGTGTAGTCATGATGTCCACTTTGATTTTCACCTAATTCAATACAGAGAACATTTGTAGAAGCATCAAACAAAACTTGAACTTTCATTCCGTTACACTGCCACCATATTTTTTCAATGGTTACTCTTGTGCAACTAGCTCCACGTTGATTTGTTGCTAAAGCTGATACATCAATTTTTTTTACTGCACTTTCACCTGATCCATCAGATATATTAGTGAATTTAAATACAGCAATATGCTTTCCGTCAACTAGAGTTTGTGAGGCAACTGCGTCTGCCATATAAATCTCCTATTATTGATCAGCAAAAGCAGGTGCTGTTGTTGATGTAACATTTCCAAAAATTTGATAATTAGTTGTGTCTATACCCATAATAGTAACGTCAAAACCAGCAGGAACATTTAATTGTATGCTACTGTTAGAGTTTCCATCTGAAAATACTGAGCTTACTTCATTACCATCGGTATCTAAAAAGGTTACACCACCAATATAAAAATTAGAATTACCAGGTGTAACAATAATAGCATCAGTAGCATCAGCAGCACCACCTGCATAAATAAATCTAAACATAGATCCTGCTATCGGAGCTGGAAGTGTGTATGTATTATCTTGACCTCCGTCTGGAACAAGTAAGACTCTACCACTATGTGTTGCGTTTGTAAGAGTCACATTACCATCAGATAAGCTAACAGGTGCTCCACCAAGAGTTGTTACCTCTGTAATGGTTCCAGTAGTTGCATTTTTACTAATAGTTTTAAGCGTGCTTTCAGATCTTATTGGACCTGAGAATGTTGTATTAGCCATGTATATCTCCTTGTCTTGGCTATTGTCGAAGTTGATTCTTCGTCAAGGTTATTTAACTATAACAAAAAAAAGGGTGACTGAAAAGCCACCCTTTGAAAAAAACGAACAATTGTTCGTTTATGCACCTGGTGAACCAAATACACAACGAGGATCTGAGAAGCCAAAAGCATAACGCTCTCTTGCTTTATATCTCATATTTCCTGTGTCGAAATCTGCTTCCATACTAGTGCTTAATGGTGTTCTTTCAAAGTATTTGAAACCATTAGGTGCATCTGTTTTGATGAAGAACGCATCTGTGTCTGTTAAGAAGTGGTTAATAGTATAACCCTCTGGTAACATACCCATATTTCTTATTGCGTTTACATCATTGTCAGATGTACCAGTTCTTAATGTAGACTCAAGAAGTCTATCTGCAACAAATTGCAATGCAGGTGGAATAATTAATTTCATTCCTCTCAATGCAACAATCATGTTTCTTTCATCGACAAAGTTTGAAATGTCAATTAAAGCGTTCTCTAATGATGTTTCATTAAGGTCTGCTGCTGTTGATGGCTCATTTGAAAATGTTCCACCACCACCTAATGGGTGATCTGTTGCACAAAGCTCTTTGCCATCACCACCTGTAAAGCTTGAATTAAACGCATTGTTTAATGTAGCAGCAGCTTTGACTTGCTTTGTGTGTGCCATTGATCTTGCTAACGCTCTTGTGTATCTAGCTCCAAGCTGGTCATACAAGTTGTCTTCCATTGCTTCTTCTGTTAATGCAAAAGCTAATGCAATAGTTTCCATTGTATATCTTGAAGTATACACTTCGTTTGCAGTATCAAATTCTACGCCTGCACCTTCTGATTTTACTGAAGCATTTCCAAATCCTGATAACATTACTTCTTCTTCAAAAGCTCTGTCAGAATTTTCTGTTTCATAGATTTCTAAATGCTCTTGATCATAACGATCATATTCCATGCCGAATAATGCGTTAAGACCAGGTTCTAACTCTTTTACGAGTTGTGCTCTTGATATAGCCATAATCTAATCTCCCTTACGCTAATCCAGCAGACTTCTGTCC